ATCTTCCGTCTATACGCAAAGATTTGGAAAACCCAAAAATGAATTCAGCCGAATACGGAACGAACGCAAACGATTTAGGCATGACGCTCCCAAGATTGGAAACGCGCGTCACGGGCGATTACAGCGACGGCCAGCTGGTAGCGCAGTGGTCGAGCATGCACCTGAATGTCGAGCTGCTTCCCTGGCAATTGCATGTAGTTGACCGCATGTTCGCCGGCGAGGTTGCTGGTTCTAATGAGTATTCGACTAGGCAGGCCTGTATCAGCACGGCGCGTCAGTCAGGAAAGTCAAGTCTGATAGCCCCCATTATTGGCACCTGGTTGACGACCATTGCACAGCGTCGCGGGAAACCTCAGACCGTCCTGTCAACAGCTCACGACCTGTCCCTGGCGTGTCAAATGTTTGAACGGGTCGCCCCAGTGCTGATTGATGTGTTTGGCGCAAAGGCTAAATGGGGGTATGGCCGAATGGAATTGGAAATGCCGGACAAGTCGAAATGGTATGTCCGTGCTGCAACCCCCCGTGCGGGGCACGGCCTCAGCTGTGACCTGATCTGCTCTGACGAAATTATGGGCATCAGTGAAGAAGTTCTGTTCTCAGGTTTGAAACCGACCCAGCGCGCCAGGAATGTTCGGACAGCTGGGGGAACCCCCCTGCATGCGATGTTCTCCACAGCAGGAACGCAAGCGTCCACAGCCATGTTGAAATTACGCGAACAGGGACTGCGAGCAATTGACGCAGGACTGCCCACCAGTTACCTGTTCATGGAATGGAGCATCCCCCCAGGGGTTGATGTGTTCGATGAGGCCTACTGGAAATACGCGAATCCCGCACTGGGGTATTTGGTTGACATCGAGACAATTCGTGATGAAGCCGGCGACGGTGATCTAGCTAGTTTCATGCGCGCATCGCTGAACACCTGGGTCAGCACTGAGAACGGATTCCTGGCACCTGGGGTTTGGGATTCCTGCGCCGGCGATGGCGCACTCCCAGCTGGTGGATTCCTAGCAGTTGACAGCTCACTGGACGGGGCGCGCTATGTCGCCATTCGAGCATCAGCTGATGAATCAAACATCGTTCATGTGCAGGTTGAATTCGTCGTCGACACACTCGCAGAAATGGTCGCCGGCATTACTCGCACGATGGAGGCTGACCCGAAATTGACGCTGGCCATCACCCCAAGCCTTGACCCTCAGGTTCGTGGATTTGATAAACGCAGGCAAACGGTGGGGTATGGCGAACTGCTGAAATTCACGGGGCTGGTTCGGTCGCTGATCACTGAGGGTCGGTTGATTCATCGCGGTGAAGAAATGCTGAACGATCACATGAATCGCGCTGTCGCAGTTGTGCAGGCTCATTCATTAGTTCTCAGCAGTAAGCGTTCACCAGGCAGCATCGAGCTGGCGCGCTGTTGCGTGTGGGCAGCTGCGCTCGCATCGACACCCCGTCAGCGGGTCAGGGCAGCGGTGGCATTTGCTAGGTAGGGGGTGAAATTCTCTATCTCTAAAAATTTCTCGAAAATTGACACATGAAATCCACACATGCGTCATACTTTCCTGGTATGGCATTTTTTGGTCGTAGCAAAGCACCACAGTTTGGTTCAGCATCGGTGAAGGCAGCAGCTGGTGCAGCTGGCATTGGTCAGACCATTGGTTACAACTACGACACATCGCGAGATCGTGCGATGACCCTCCCTGTCATCAGCCGGGCGCGCGACCTGATCGTCAGCCTGGTGTCGTCTCTCCCCATCAACGAATTCACCGTTCAGTGGGATGCAGCGTCGCAGGAATACATCGAAATGCAGCTGCCTGGCGAATCATGGATGACCCGTCCTGACCCCAGCGTCACCCGCCAGTTTCTGATTGCGTGGACAGTCGACGACATGATTTTTCATGGATACAGCGTGTGGTACTGCACCGCAAGAAATTATGAGGGACGGCCATCGTCGTTCATGCGTTTGCCAGCATCAGGTGTTTCGTTCCCTGATCAGCCCGGCACAGTGCTCACAGCAATGCCACGCGAGATTATCTATCAGGGGCAACAGCTCGACCCCCGCAACTGCGTTGTGTTCCTGTCACCGATTCAGGGTCTGTTGTCAATGGGCTGGCGCGCAATTGAAATCGCCCACCGACTTGACGACGCAGCAATGCGATTCGCCACGAACGAAATCACAGCTGGTTACCTGCAACAGACCGACAACAGCGAACCGCTTGATGGCGATGAGCTTGCAGAGCTTGCATCAGCCTGGCAGCAGGCGCGCAAAGTTTCGGCAGTGGGCGCATTGAACAGCAGTGTCAAATGGGTGGAATTCCAATCAGACCCGTCGAAGCTGCAACTAGTCGAGGCTCGCCAGCATGCGATGTTGTCCCTGGCCGATGTCGCAAACATCCCGCCGTTCCTGGTAGGCGCACCGACAAACAATTCAATGACCTACACAAACGCGCAGGATTCGCAATGGTTGCTGTACAAGTACGCATGTGCCCCATACATTCAGGCACTGTCTGAGCGTTTGAGCATGGATGACATTCTCCCGCGCGGTCGTTTCTGTCGTTTGGATGTGTCCGAATTCGTCGACCAGGCAGAAACAGCAGAACAAATGATGAACACGCCATCGAGCAGTGATCGCGAACCACAAGAGGAATCACAATGAATCTCCAAATCAATGCAACCCTCCATGCAGTCAACGCTGCCGGCGCAGACGGCCAGCCACGACGCACAGTCGAGGGTGTAGCGGTTGAATACAATGTCGACGCAGTTGTCAGCGATGGCACACTGGTTCGGTTTTTGCCTGGGTCGCTCCCCGTTGACGGTGCAGCACCAAAATTCATCCGTGATCATGATCTCTCCCAGCCTTTGGGCATCGTCGCAGAACGCGTCGAGACATCAGAGGGAATGCTCTTTTCAGCCCGCATCAGCGAAACCCGCGCGGGCGATGAAGCTCTCACACTTGCAGCAGACGGTGTCCTTGATGCCGTGTCCGTAGGTGTTGAACCAGTTGACTATTCATTCGACAAAAAGTCGGGTGCAATGGTCATCAAAAAAGCTCGATGGCGTGAACTGTCACTGCTGGCATTCGGGGCATTCCCCGGTGCCCGCGTTGCATCAGTTGCAGCTGCCGAACCCGAACCCGAAACCACAGAACCCGAAACAGAAGGAACCACAGTGGAAATCACAAACACCCCAGCCGAAGCAGCACCAGCTGTTGAGGCCTCCATCCCTACTCAACCCATTTTCGCATCAGCAAAGCGTGAACAGCGTTTGCCATCCATGAGTGAATACATCAGCGCGTATGTCGCAGGTGGCGATTCGTTCATGTCAATGAACAATGCAATCCGCGCAGCAGCTGGAGACCAAATCGTGAGCAATGTGCCGGGCAACATCCCGACCCCGATTGTTCAGCCCGTTTTCGACGGACTTGTGGCCTTGCGTCCTATCGTCGAACTTTTCGGAGCTCGTTCGATGCCCCGCGCAGGTGCAACATTCATCAGGCCTTATATCGATACACACCTGAGTGTGGCGCAGCAGAGCACACAGCTCACAGCAGTGTCAGCAACGACCCAGGTCATTGAAGACAAGGTCGTCAGCAAACTGACATTTGCGGGGCAGCAGACGCTCGCGGAACAGGTCATCGACTGGAGCGATGCCTCAGCAATCGACATCGTCGTCAACGATTTTGTGTCGCAATACGCTGACGCAACGGACAACTACGCATCCGACCAGTTGCTTGCAGGTGTCACTCAGGCATCCGCAGCGAATGTTGATTTCACCGACCCGGACGCAGTCGTCGCAGCTGTTTACGCAGGCGCAAAGACCATCGCAGCATCATCAAATGTTTTCCCTGACGCGATCTGCGTTTCAATGGATGTGTGGCAGCAGCTCGGCAGCCTCTACGACACGACAGGCCGTCCGCTTTTCAGCACCCTGAACCCAACCAATGCACCAGGCACAATGAACGCAGTGGGCACAGTTGGCAACATTCTCGGGTTGCGTTTGGTCGCGGACAAGAATTTTGCTGCGAAGACCTGCATTCTCGCAGTGGCTAACCCACGCTCAAAGGCTGGGTTCGAAATCTATGAAGACCAGCGCGGTTTGATTTCCATCGAGCAGCCATCAACCCTCGGTCGCACACTTGCAATTCGTGGCTACTTTGCCACGACCACAATTGACGCGACAAAGACATTCAAGATCACACAGGCCTAGTCCGGTTTAGTTAGCAAAGGGGGTCTGCACATGGCGACTTATTCAGTCACACATCACCAGCGCACAGGTGGAATCGCTGTGTTGCAGACCCTCACTAACAATGAAATCGGCGTAGCTGAATCAATCACTGTCACCGGCATCGGGGAAGGTTTCAACGGAACCCACACGGTCATTTCGACCGAACCCTATTTGCTGGTTGATGTGGATGAGTACGGCGACCTGGTGTTTGATTACCAAATGCCAGTGCTGAATCAGGTTCTGTTTGACAACGCAGGCACAGACCAGGAACGAATGGAATCTGCGGGGACAATCACCCACAGCCCTGTTTGCACCTGGGTGTCAGTGCAGGATTGTTTGGATTGGCTCGGGGTTAGTCCCGCGTCCGCAAATGACACTGCATTCGTGACTGATTGTGTTGCAGCTGGAAACGCTGTCGCGTATCGACGACGCAAGGCTGCCGGGTATCAGGATTCTTTGAGCGTTTCGCCTGGTGGCGATGTGTCGCTGGGAACGGTGATGTATGCAGCTGCGTTGTATCGCGAACGCGGTTCGATGGATTCGTTTCAGTCGTTCAATGAATTCGGCACGGCAACGGTCGGTGGCTCGATGGGGCAGATTTTGCGTCTGTGGGGCTGTAATCGTCCCCAGGTCGCCTAGTGGGTCTCATCAATGATGCAACTGGTTTGCTGGTTGACATCCTGGAAGATGCGGACATCGTCGTCACTGTTGACAGCCGAAACGCTCGACCAGGGGTGACCATCATTGACCCTCCAACGGTCACGGTCATCAATGTGAACCTGTATGAATTGCAATACCCTGTGACCGCATTGCTTGCGCCACCAGGCAATTCTGACGCTGTGTCAGCGTTGCTTGAATTAGCAGATCAAATCATCCTGGCCGTCCCCCAGGTTGCCGGCGGTAGGCCAGTGTCCTACGCAGTCGGTGGGCAAGAATTGCCAGGGTACGAAATCACCGTTCAAATGACCGTTACAAGGTAGGAAAAAAAATGGCAGTAGCAAATGTGGTGACCGGCAAGTCCATCACCCTCACAATCAATTCGGTGGCATTCACCGATCAGTGTGTTTCATCAACACTCACCCCATCGGAAAACCCCATCACAGGCGTGACATTCTCAGGTGCTTATGCAGCTAAGGGAATCCCCACCTGGACGCTTGAAGCAGAGATCATGGCTGACTGGGGCGCATCGAGCTCCATTTGTGAATCACTGTGGACAGCAGCCGAAACTGGCACGAATGTGACATTCACAATGTTGGCAGTCACTGGTGCATCGTTCACCGGTTCAGTTGTTCCTGTGTTCCCATCAGTCGGTGGTTCAGCAGACGCAGCACAAACCATTTCGCTGTCGTTCCCTGTGAACGGCACCATCACCGAAACATTTAGCTAGGTAGGTCGACCGTGATTGAAATGACATACACGGTCGACTGGGGGGAAGGCGAAAAGTCTGCTACCAGTAACGGCTGGACAATTATCCAATGGGAACGGAAAACGAAACAAAAGTTTTCCACCGTCCAACAGAACGGCATCGGTCTCGAAGACATGTACATGCTCGCGTGGATTGCTCTGCGCGACGGCGGTCATGTCGTCCCTGACTTTGACCGTTTCTGCAAACAGATTGTGTCGTTCGGCGGTGACGCTGCCGGCGATCAAAACCCTACGGACGGGGCAGCTGGGGAAGACGCGTAGCGGAGGTGTCAGTCGCAACTGGCATCGCCCCTAGTGAGCTACTAGCTGACCCCGTGATGTTTCTCACGATCATCGATGTGTTGAAAGAGCAAAACAAGAAATGACGACCGTTCAAATGCTGGAAGTTTCAGGGCTGAAAGAGGCTCTGAAAACCATCAACAGCCTGGACAAAAAGGTTCGTCGTCAGCTGACAAAAGATTTCGAGAATGCAGCTGAACCGATGTTGCAGGCGATGAAATCGGCCATACCGACCGCGCCCCCGTTGTCGGGGTTTGCGAATAAGTCGCGGACGGTGTGGAAAAAGAATGAAACAAAAAACATCAAACTGAAACTGGACACTCGACGCGCCCGCAATCGCAACCTGGCGCAAGGCGCACAGTACGAATCAGTGGGCACAGTCAAGATTCGCACGATGTCGCCGGCATTGGCGATTCTCGACATGGCGGGCAAACGGGGTTCAAACTCTGCTCGCGGTGAGGCACTAGTCAATGGTTTGAATAGTCGGTTTGGTAATGCGTCGCGTTTTATGTGGCCAGCTGCCGAATCGAAATGGCAAGAGGTTGAAATGAATTTGGTTCCCGTAATTGCAAAGGTGCAGGCAGAAATGACCCGCCTACTAGGGGAGCGTTGAAATGGCGATCATCATTCCGCTGGTTTCCCAGTTTGACAATTCAGGCGTAAAAGGTGCCATCAAAGAATTTCAGTCCCTGGAAGGCGCAGGCGCAAAGGCAAATTTCGCACTGAAAAAGGCTGCACTACCGGCAGCAGCTGCAATCGGTGCGCTGGGTGTTGCAGCGTTTGATGCAGCCAAAGGTGCGATGGAGGATGCAGCAGCGCAGGAATTGCTAGCGAAAACCATTGGCAAAAACACAACTGCGACAGATAAACAGATCGCAGCCAATGAGGAATGGATTAGCACCCAGGGCAAATTGCTGGGAATTGCCGATGACGATTTGAGGCCGTCGATCGCGCGACTAGTTACGCAGACCGGCTCACTCACTAAGGCTCAACAGGGTGCATCGCTGGCGATGGACATTGCAGCTGCAACGGGCAAACCCCTGTCGACTGTCACTGAGGCATTGGCAAAGGCATACGGCGGGAACACTGCTGCGCTAGGCAAGCTCGACCCGAAACTGAAAGGTCTCATCAAAGACGGCCTGGACGCGGAAGGCGCAATGTCAGTGCTGGCAGACACATTCGGCGGTGCAGCAACCACAAACGCAAACACAGCGCAGGGACAGTTTCAGCGTTTGAGGCTCCAACTAGCTGAGACAAAAGAAACAATCGGGGCTGCATTGCTCCCCATAATTGAAAAGGCTCTGCCCATCCTGGCAACCCTGGGGAATTGGGCAGCAGAGAACACAGGCGTGTTCCTGGCGGTCGCAGGTGCCATCGGTGGCATCGCAGCAGCTGTGTTGCTTATCAATGGCGCAATAGCGGTTTGGACTGCTCTCACAACTGCATTCACAGCTGTTCAGGCGGTCTTCAATGCTGTGCTGGCAATGAACCCCATCACACTGATCGTCATTGCTGTAATTGCGCTCATCGCTGCACTAGCAATCGCCTACAAAAAATTTGAAGGGTTCCGCAATCTTGTCGACGGTGTTTTTTCATTCTTGAAAAACGCTGTGAAACTGTGGGTCGATGGCGTGAAGTTCTATTTCGAAACGGTCTACACAGTTTTCAAAACATTGTTCAACGGCATCGCATCGCTGTGGAATAACACAGTGGGCAAACTCTCATTCAAAGCTCCCGGCTGGGTGCCAGGCATCGGGGGGAAGGGATTCGATGTCCCGAACATTCCCCTGCTAGCTGAGGGTGGAATCGTGACCCGTCCAACCCTCGCCATGATCGCAGAAGGTGGAGAATCAGAGGCCGTCATCCCATTGTCAAAGCTCGGGAACATGGGCGGGAACATGTATGTCACCATTCAAGGCGGTGACCCGAACGCAATCGTGGACGCACTGCGTCGCTACCAGCGTCAGAACGGTGCAATACCCATCAGAACGGTCGCCTGATGCCCATCGTCTACACAGTCGACTATTCCACGAACGGCACCAGCTGGACATCGCTGTCCAACATCGAAACCATTTCTGCATTCGTAGGAAAATCAGGACTAACAGACACCTACGAACCCTCCCGCGCAACCATCGTCATGCGCTACCCCACAGGATTCACCAGCCCAAACCCGAACCTGATCGTGGGCACCTGGATTCGATTCCAACGCACCGGGGGGACATACGAAATGTGGCGCGGAAAGATTCGAAATGTCACAGTCCAATGGGGCAAACCATTTCGTGCCGGCGAGGGTGCAGCTGACTTTTTGACGATGGAATGTGAAGGCATCATGGCCGAATGGGGACGGCAGTCAGGTGAGAACACAGCTGTGGCAGCGGGTAATTTACTGACGCAAATGTCGACGGTCGCCGGCATTGGTTCGCTGGGTTATGGCACGACCTACACGGCGGGGACAGCTCCCCAGCTGGCTGCGTCAACGGTTGACAATTCACTGCTGAACTGGGTGAACACGGCAGCTGCATCGACCGGTTCTGTTTTGAAGGATGGGTCAGGCCAGCTCGGTTTGTACACAAAAGATTTCATCGGGGAATTGCCTGTGTCGTTTTCCGATGCGACCAAATCCGCAAGCGTTCAGGATTATGAAGCACTCACATTTGATTCGCTTGCACAGGATTATTTCACCCAGGTACAGGTTGACATGAACACCGGGTCGGTCGTGTTGCGTGAGGCTGGCGCAGCCCCGCACCGAACATTGCGTGTCTCGACTTTCAACTCAAACACGGCGCAAGCAACCGACCTTGCAGACTGGTTGCTAGGCGTTTATTCACGACCTGGTTTTGGCATTTCTGAGGTGTCTGCTGTGGCATCATCGCAGTCGGTCATGAATTTGGATTTGGGGTATGGCTACTGGGATTTGCCCGGCTACAAAACCAACCTGGTGTTTCGAGGCAACACCTACACGCTCACAATTTTGGGTGTGGCATTCACAGCTGACGCAAACGACAGCCGATTCACCTATTCGGTCATCGACGCAGACTTGACCCCGTATTTTTATTTAGATTCCGCTACAAATGGAATCCTGGACACAAACAAATTGAACTGGTAAGGAAAACACATGGCCACACCCACCAATCTCCCCGCAACTTTTACGGTCGGTCAAACGCTGACCGCTGCACAACAAAATGGGCTGCGCGGTGCTTTTCGTATTTTGCAAGTTTTGCAAACGACAACAAATACACAAGCAACATTTACGACAAGTACGCCTGCGAGTATCGGACTTAGTTTGAGCATCACGCCACAATCAGCTAGCAACAAAATTTTGGTGATGTCGAGCATTGGTGGGTGCAATAAACAGGTCAATGACACAGGTCTTGACTTGTGGATTTATAAAAACGGAGCACAACTTTTGAAAAGCTCAGCGAATGTTTGCAAAAACAGCACAGGCAACCAGGAAAATGGACATGCGTCAGCGTTATTTTTGGACGCTCCTAACACAACATCAGCAGTGACCTATGCAATTTTTGGCGCATCAAATGCAAATAACTCGTTTGCAATTGCTCAACATCAGTCTGCCTGGAGCAGCCTTATTCTCTGCGAGGTTTCAGCATGACCCCCGAACAAGCTATTCAAATACTCATTGACGCTGGGTTTGAGACCGGATGGTCTCTGCTCGGTGATGTCCTGACAGTTTGGGAACATGACGATGAACCGCCCGCACCATTCAAAAGACCCGGCAATGCGTCGACTAATTCCGTTTCTGATTCTGCTGAGTAGCTGTGGCTACGACGGTAATTTCCGTTATCCCTGTCAAGACCCCGCCAATTGGGAAACACCTGAATGCGTTCCCCCAATCTGTGAGGCCTCCGAAACATGCACGAAGGATTTGATTGATGCCCCCATCAGTACGACAACACCCTGAACGACGACACACACCTGAGGAAATCCACGCCCGATTGATTTTGTTCATCGGCGTGACAATGTCCGTCGTGTTTGCGCTGTCCGTAGGCGTGATGCTCTACGCGCTGGTTTTTGTGACCCAGCCGGTGAAAACCCAGGCACCCAATGACGCAGCGTTCATCGACCAAATTTCAGTGCTCACAACATTTCTCACTGGTGCCCTGGGTGGGGTGCTTGCATCAAATGGTCTCAAATCAAAAACAAAAGAAAAGGAACCGACAGCATGAAAAAACTGATCGCATTCATCAAGACCCTGATTCGCTACGAAAAAAAAGCAGAGGAAATCACGGGTCTCGACATTGACAAGCTGGTCGCTGACCGCATCAAAAAGGAATTGGACGATGGCAGCAAAAAAGACAACTAATCGCCCGTATCCGTACTACCCAGTTACTAAGCCGGGCAAAGGCAAATTGCCAGGCACCGAATGGTTCATTCAGGCCTGTGTTCGCAGATACAAATTCAAGAACCTGGGGTCATTTGTCGTTCGTGACATGAGGGGCAAGCCTGGCCAATTATCTGTGCATTCCCTGGGTGTCGCACTTGACATTGGTTTCAACGGTCAGAACGCAAAGGTCGTCGCTGAGGCGTGGCAATGGTTTATGGATCACACCCGTGAGCTGGGAATCGTCGAGGCGCACTGGTACACCAAACCAGGCACCAAATACGGGATGGGCTACCGATGCAGTCGCGGTGAAGGCGACAAGGGTTGCATTCTGTGGACTGCCGAAAATAACGGTGGCAAAGGCGGGGCGTGGTTCCACATTGAACTGGACATGGAATTCGCAGCCTCCGAACAAAAAATGTCTGAGGCGTGGCGGTCAATCCCCCGACCCGATTAGCCTCAGCTGGGGCATCAGGCTGGGAATCCTGGTGTCCTGGGACATCGGGTCGTGTCGGGTTTTTATCCTTTCCCGGCACGGCCTGCGCCCGAATGCTTGAAACAAACGCAAGCGATTTGCTATGGTGAGGGTCTCAGACACCCAGGTCTGCAAAACAAAAGGAACACCCAATGAGACACATAGTCGTCATTCCATGCGGGGGAGCAAAGCTCACCCACCCAGCACCAGCAGCAGAGCTCTACACAGGCTCAATGTTTCATGATGCGTTACGCACAGCGCGAATGCTCACAAACGATTCAGACATTTTCATTCTTTCAGCGCGTTACGGCCTGGTCACACTCGACCAAATTTTGGAGCCCTACGAC